GATTTGTTAGCGAAGATAACTAAATATTCATTTAGCCTTCTGGCTGGTGGGCAACTACACCATACGATCAGCCGGACAAGTATTCCGACAACTGAAAATAATAGTAACAATGTGTAATATGAAAGGATAAAATATGGCACAATCAATAACAAATGCTTTTGTTACTCTATTTGATGCAGAGGTCAAACAGGCTTACCAATCAGAAAGTGTATTGCGACAGGCTGTTAGATTAAGATCTGGAGTACAAGGGCAAACTTACAAGTTTAATAAACTTGGTAAGGGATCTGCAACTGCAAGGATACCTCAAACTGATGTTACACCTTTAAATGTAACTTACAGCCAGGTAACTGCAACTATGTCAGATTACAATGCTGCTGAATACAGCGATATTTTTCATCAAGCAAAAGTTAATTTTGATGAAAGATCAGAGCTTGTTCAAGTAGTTTCAAAAGCAATCGGTAGAAGAATAGACCAATTAGTCATAGATGCTCTTAATGGTGCATCTGGTGCATCAACAGTAGCGAAAAATGTTGTTACATCTGGTTCTGCTGCAAACTCAAACTTGAATGTTGGAAAGTTAATAGCTGCTAAAAAAGCTCTTGACGCAAAAAATGTTCCATTTGATGATCGTTGCATAGCTGTTCATGCTAACAATTTAGCTGGATTACTAGGTGATGAGAGAGCAGTAAGTGGTGACTTTGCATCTATTAAAGCTCTTGTTTCTGGCGAAATTAACACATTTATGGGTATGAAATTTATTGTGTTAGGCGACAGAGATGAAGGTGGACTACCATTATCAACAAACGACAGAAGTGTTTTTGCTTTCCATCGTTCAGCAATAGGTATGGCTGAAAACATGGCACAAAAAACAGAGATTAACTATGTTCCGGAAAAAACATCTTTCCTAGTTAATTCTATGTTTAGTGCTGGTGCAGTATCTATAGATGACGAAGGTATCGTAAAAGTAACTTGTGACGAAAGCTAATAGAGGAGGATATTAATTATGGCTTATGATAAAACTAACCTACAACCGATAGGTGGACAAAGTAAAGCTGGTATTGCTCCTCAAATGTGGAGTTACACAGCTCCAGGTACTGATACTTTAGCTGACATTAATACATCTGGATATTTCAATAGTGCATCCGATGTTTTAAAAGTTGGCGATCTTATCCATATCTGGGATAGTTCTGTACCTACTTCAAGTTTGGTAACTGTGTTATCAAATGCGAGTGGTGTAGTTGATGTATCTGATGGAACAGCTCTATCAGTTGCTGACGCAGACTAATAATAGAATAGAGGAGGCCCTTATGGGCCTCTTCTACAATAAGGAATTTTTATATGGCAAGTGGTGATACAAATATAACAATCTGCAACCAAGCATTAAATTTGCTGGGAGCTGATACAATAAGTTCATTTAGCGATACATCAAATGATGCTGCTGCTGTATGTAATAACATTTACGAAACTGTTAAAAGACAAACTCTATCAATGTATCCTTGGAGCTTTGCTCTAACAAAATTACAATTAACTAAATCTGGAACATCACCAATAGGTGAATGGGATAATAGATTTGATCTACCTTCAACTGCTGTTGCTGGTCAAGCCTTTCAAGTTTATAATACTGATGCATCTTTAGCTCAACCTATTAGAGATTTTGAAATGCAATATACATCTTCTGGCCCAGCGATTTTTACAAATGAAACTACAATTTATATAGATTATATAACAAGTGCTATTACAGAAGGATTAATGCCTTCATACTTTGTACAGTTACTTGTTTATATGATGGCATGGCATTTAGCTGAACCGGTAACAGATCAAATAACAAAGGCAGATTATTGGAAAGTTGTAACTTTAGGTACACCTTCTGAAAACAATAGAGGTGGATATTTTAGATCAGCAGCTAATGCTGATGGTAGAGGTAAGCCTAGTTATGCAATACATGAGTTTCCATTAACAGATGTTAGATAATGAGCAGAGCTGTATCTATACAAACAAACTTTACTACAGGGGAAATAGATCCTTTATTAAAATCTAGAATAGATATTGATCAATATTATAATTCTTTAGAACAAGCTCGTAATGTAGTTATACAGCCTCAAGGTGGAATTACTCGTAGGCCAGGATTACAATATGTTTCAACTATACCTTCTGCTGCTGCTCCTCAAAGTGGATGCAGATTAGTACCTTTTGAATTTTCAACTACACAAAGTTATATGTTGTTATTTGTACATAATAGAATGTACATCTATAAAGATAAAGTTTTACAAACAAATATTAATGGAACCGGTAATGATTACTTGGTTACAACTATTACATCAGCAATGATTAGTACAATAGATTATGCTCAATCAGCAGATACATTAATTGTTGTCCAGGAGGATATGGCCCCTAAAAAAATTACTAGAGGAGCTAGTCATACAACATGGACAATAGCAGATATTACATTTGAGTATATTCCAAAGTTTGCATTTTCACTATCTACATCTAATCCAGCTGGAACAATAACTCCTTCTGCTGTAGATGGTAACATTACAATAACAGCATCTTCATCAGTTTTTTCTTCAAGTAATGTTGATGATTATGTTGAGGCAGTTGATGGAATTGGTAGAGCAAGAATAACTAGGCATGTATCTGGTACATCTGTTGAGGCTATTGTTGAAATACCATTTTTTAATACATCTGCTATAGCAAATGGATCTTGGTTATTAGAAGTTGATTATGTAGATGCCTGGAGTAATACTAATGGTTATCCTAGAACAGTAACTTTCCATGAAGGAAGATTATATTTTGGTGGATCTAAATCTAGACCAAACACAATCTTTGCATCTAGAGTAGGAAGATTTTTTGATTTTAATCCAGGTGAGGCATTAGATGATGATGCTATAGAAGTTACATTAAACACAGGCCAGGTTAATGCTGTTACAGGATTATTCTCTGGTAGAGATTTACAAATATTTACTAAAGGTGGTGAATTCTTTTTACCACAATCAGATCTAGATCCAATCACACCCAGCAATGTTGTAATACAAGGTGCAACTAAAAGAGGATCTAAAGAAGGTATCAAGCCTGTGGGAGCAGAAAGTGGTACAATGTTTATACAAAGATCTGGTAAGTCATTAAGAGAATTTTTATTTAGTGATGTAGAGTTATCTTACATATCAAATAATATTTCTTTATTATCTTCTCATTTACTTGTTACTCCAACAGATCTAGCATTAAGAAAAGCAACATCTACTGATGATGGTGATTTATTGTTAATTGTTAATACTGATGGATCTCTTGCAACTTATTCAATCTTGAGAGGCCAAAATGTTATAGCTCCATCTTTATCATCTACTGATGGTGAATTTATAAATGTAGCTGTAGATGTAGATACAATTTATTTTGTAATTAAAAGAACAGTAAATTCTAATACAGTTTATTATGTTGAAACTTGGAATGATGACAACACTACAGATAGTTCAATATTATTTACCGGTGGTACAAAACCATCATCTACAACATTAAGTGGGTTATCACATTTACAAGGTAAGACAGTTAAAGTAATTGCTGATGATGCAATGCAAAATGATAAAGTTGTTAATGGATCTGGTCAAATAACTTTAGATGCTGTTCCAACAACTTATGTTGAAGTAGGATTAAACTATACACCTACTATAAAAACAATGCCGGTAGAATTAAAATTACCAAGTGGTAATACAGTTGGACAAAAGAAAAGAATAGTAGAGGCATCAGCTTTATTATACCTTTCACAAAATTTAACTTTAGATGCTAAAGAATTTCCATTTACAGCAGCAAGTTTTTTTACAGGAAAGAAAAGAAGAAAACCAATGTTAGGTTATGATCGTGAAGGACAACTAACATTTAGTCAATCAGCTCCCCTATTCTTCACATTACTTGGGGTAGAGTATAAAGTGAGTGTAGGTCAATAATGGCAAATCCTTGGGCAATAATTGCAGTAGTAGCATCAGTTGGTAAAGCCTATGGCACATACATGGGAGGCATGGCACAAAAGGCTTACTATGATGCCCAGGCTGATGTAGCTTTATTACAATACAAAGAAAAAAGAATTTCTGCAAAAGAAGATGGAGTAAAAGTTTTAGAAGAAACTAATAAAGCATTAGGTTCTATTATAGCTAAAGGTGCAGCTGGTGGTTTGATGACTAATGAAGGATCTATGCTTACTGCTCAAATGGTTACATTAAGAGAAGGTTCAGAAGATTATAATATAGCTTTGATCAACCAAGAGTTAATGGATAATTTAGGATTACTAGAATTTAAAAACTTTAAACAAGCTGGTAAGTATGCAAAAAAATTTGGTATTTTAAATGCAATTACAGGATTAGGTACTGATATAGGAACAATCGGAACCACAGGAGGATTTGATAAAACATAATGGCAAAAACTAGAGTTGGATATAGAGGTAATTCAGTACAAGGATATAGCATTCCTGGAATAAGGTTTGCTCAATACAGTTCTTTAACATCTGGTCTAAATGATATGAATAGAAAACTAGATCGTTTAAGTAGTTTTGCTACCAATGAATTAGACAAGGCAATGTTAGAAGAAGGTAAAAAATATGGAGCAGAAAATCCATTAAGTTTAGAACAATTCCTTGATGCTAATCCAGCTGAAAAAAATAAAATGTTTAAAGGTAACTCTGTTACTACAAAAGGAAAAGCTATTAAGGCTGCTCAAGTTGCTACCCTTTCAACTAATATGGTAATAGATGCACAAAGTAAATTCGCTGCATTAAAAGAAATAGCTTACAAAACTGATATGGATTTAGAAACATATCAATTACAACTTAACGCAATTACAGAAGGATATGCAGATAGTTTAATTTCAGTAGATGCAGATGCATCTATAGCTACTAAAGCAAAACTAGCATCTACAGCAAATAGTTACTTTAC